TCTGTTGAATTAGTCCATAAGATTGTTTTATCACTATCGCTAGACTTTAATGTAATACCGCCACCATCTACTGCTGAATCAGCTCCTTCTGATCCGCTAGGTGAATGTGCTAATTCGATCATCTTATCATCGACTTGCATAACTGTAGAATTAACAGTTGTCGTAGTTCCGTTTACTGTAAAATCGCCACCCACAACTAATGCACCAGAAATATCCACTGCTCCATTCATATCTATAGTGGTTGCGTTAATTTCTATTTCAGAATCAGATACGAGGTCTAAGACTCCATCTGCTGATTGATATATATAAGTTCCTGTATCACCAAACTGTAATTGATTGGTGCTAGTCATCAATAAAGCATTTGTACTGATCTGGAAACCAAATGTAGTTCCAGCATCTCCATCTGTAATTGATACTAGGGTTGTTGAATTTCCACCGCCATCGGGTAATGAAAGTAATTGTTCATAACTACTGGCAATGGTTTGACCTGTTAATGTTGCCATAAAATTTCTCCTGTTTCTTTAAATACCTTGCAGCTTACCGCCCATAACAGATTTGACATGGCTACAAGTAAATCTTTATACAATATCTTCCCATTTTCTATGTTCTAATTGCCAGGTGTCATTTATAGAAGTCCATAAATCACGTACTAACCTAGCAGCTTGAGTAACATGAGAAGCTAATTTTAATCCTAATCTTAACATTAGCCTACATAGGCTACACAAGCACCAGAAGCAAGAGTGAAACCACTCCAACGGCCAAAGATAGTCATTCCTTGTGGGAATGATTGTCCATCTATTGCTGCACCACCATTTGCATCTATAATTGTACTTGTTCCAGTATCATCTGGATATAATTGTTCTGTTTCAGCTATTAGTCCTCCGCTACCTGAAGCAAATACTGTATCTTCTATAAATTGTATCGCTACAAAGATACCAGTACCAGCCGAACAAGTAACTGCTGTTGTTCCTGTTACCAGGATAGAACCAGCTTGACCAATAGAAAGGTTTTGAGCCTCTACTACTGCGTATTGTCTTGACATATTTTCTCCTTAATCGCTTGACGATTCTCTATAAACCATTGCAAGATCACCTGATCCGATTACTACCTCAGTCCACTTACCATAAATAGTACATCCTGATGGTATCTCTACAGTTGAAAGAGAATCCCATATATCTGTATCTGCGGAAGTTGCACTAACAGTTGTTGTATCGGTATCTAAGGCAGTAATTGCAACATAAGTATGAGCATTAACAGTTGCAGCAGCTACATAATCGCATCCACCAGCTCCTGTTAAAATACCCAACGATTCCATCGCTGGTCTGCTTCTTACATGAGCATTTGCCATTTACTTTTCCTTTTTCTTTGATTTCTTAGGCATTGGATTGCCTTTTTCATCGCATTCTTCAAATCTATCTTTAAAAGATTCTAAATCATGCTTACTTGGATCATATTCTACCATAAATCCGTTTGGTTTTTTAAAATATTTCATCTATTCCTCATTTCGATAGAGGCAGCCGAAGCTGCCCCCATCATCGATTGGTTATTTATGATACATCACTTAAGATATATACACCAAAGGCATCCTTGATTTCTACTTCTCCCCAGAAACCAGTCGCAATATATTCAGTTGTTCTGTTTGATGCGTTTCTTTCGGTTTCGAGTCTAAATAGACCTTCAGGGCCAACAGCCAGTCCAACAGCTCCTTTTGAGAAAGCGAATCCAGCAGCGTCTCCGCCTGAACCTACATTTTCATCAATTTGATCTGACCAATAAACGTCAAATCCAGCTATATTTCCAACCCAACCAGCAGCCAATGCTTCTTCACCTTTACTGCCCATTAAGGACATAGGTTTTGCAGTACCGCTACCAGTTACAGCTGCGTCATGCAGCAAGGAAATCATACCTTTTGATCCCCATACCTGTTTTGGACTCAAAACTAGGTTATATGGAAATGGTGCTCCAGCCGCTCTCATCTGTCTCATTGACCCGAAGGCATGAGAAAGAGCTAAACTTGATCCAGCACCACATTCCGTCTGTGAAAAGGTTTTTCCTAATTCTACCAGATCATCATCTAATTTAGCAGAAACGGCATTTCCGAGTATTTGACCTACATTGCCAGTCAGATCCTCCGCATTACCCATTCTAGCTAAATCACTTACGTCAGCACGAATTACATGCTCACTAATAGTAGCACTACGAGCAGCAGTTGTAATTGATGCTATACTAGAATGATCATCTCCATCTGTTGCAGCAGCCACGCTACTTGATGCGACTTTAGTATAGTCTGGAAATTGAACAGTTATTGCACCTTGAACGGCTTGTTTAGCCTGAACCAAAGGATACATTACGTTTGTATGATTGAAGGCGATTACAGCATCACCGATGATCTTACCTAGACCACCTTGTGCTACGCCAGTATCTGTTTCAGCCATAGCTTCAAACTCCTATAGTTTTACCATCCTATCAATATGCAAATATTTTACAATCGGCATAATCAAGTAAGGTTTGTTAAATTATTCATAAGGCTTCTTCAATTTACCTTCACCCCAACCACTAAAAACTCCAATGCTCTTTGGCTTCTTTCCTTTTTGAACTCTCTCACCACGTTCTTCATAAATATCAAGGTAGTCATCATAACTAACTTTCTTATTCTTATAAGTACATTCGATATCTTTACCTCCATCAACCTTGCGGTCTTGTAGGTCATTATCGGGATCGAGTTTATTCTTTAAAAGATTATTTGCCATATCCAACTTTTATTTTGCCAGATGTTTGAGCATTGTTTGCCTGTTCGTATCCTTTCGGATCAGCAACAGCCCATTCTTCAAAGGATGTAAATCCACCCATCGCTGATGGTTTAGCGTTGTCTGTTGAGGCTGGTTTTGGCCTCGTCTTTAAACGTTCTACATGAACTTCTAATTTTTCAAGTGGAAGTCCATTATAGATATCACGATCTGCTTCAGGCAATAACGATAGTAACGTATCTCTACGATTTGTCTGATAGTCATCAAAAGCTGCGGCTTTATTATTAGCCATATCCAGCTTACTCTTCATCTCTTTCATGATTGTTTCATATTCACCTTTAGATTCCAACTCTTTGAGTTTTCTATCTTCGGCTTCTTTTTCAATCGTCTGTTTTAAAGAATCAAGCTCATCTCTTAATGTGTTTTTAGCGTCATTGACTTCCTGAAATCGTGCATAAGGAACTCCATCGACTGGCTGTTTATCTTCGTTGTCAGTTTCAACGGCTGCCTCTTTAACGTCTAGGCTATCGACTTGTTGTTCTTCCATTTTTACCTCTTGTATGAGTTATCCTTTATCCAATGACAAAGGTCTTTGTTTCATTGGTCGCTTTTATATTGCGATCAATAGTTACATTAATTTGTTTATCAATAAATTTTTGAATACCTTTTGATACTGGTTTTGTATCGCTTGTTATTACTCTGTCTTTCATCTTAGCATTCCATTCAACTTTCTCTGCGTTTGTACCAGACCAGCCTATAATAACACCATCATTAGTTGCACTTCTTGTTTGTAAATTTCTTAACATATCACCAGTAAGAGTTAGATTCGGCTTTGTGCTTGTTGAAGATTGCCGCTTAAATTTTCCAGCTCTTTTAGCATCTGCATATTTTGTTGAATACTTATCAAAATTAGCATCATTAACATCTTTGCCTTTTTTCGTATGCACTTGAATACGATCTGCTACTTCATCACCCAACTTCTTCCAGAAAGATGCTTTCATTTTAGTTACGTCTTTTAATGACTTAGCCACGCTGCACCTGTTGTGTCTTTATTTCTTTTTTTGATGCTGTTAATTTTTTACTTACAGATGTTTCTCTTGCCCAACGATGTCGACAATTAAAACCTCCACCATCACCAAACGCTCCAGGATAATCTGTTTCTATTTCTTCCCTTGTTAATGCTCCAGCACTAGCCATATCAAAACATATATCTCTTGTCCTATCATCTACTGGGCCTTGATATACATACTTCGCATCGGGTGGATCAAGCTCTGCCATTTCTAGCGTTACGTTTCTTTCAAATGTATTTAATGCAGTATTCGCTAAGGTTTGTGCTTGATCTGCTCTTAAAACACCCCCAGAACCCTTTAAAATACCTTCAGCTATACTTGCCTCACTTGCACCAGCTAAGATACCCCTAGCGGCTTCTGTTCGTATTGTGTTTCCCATAATACCAGCTTCTGCTGCAAACTTTGCTCGATCCATTCTAAGCAACGCGGTCAACGATTCATTTGATACAGCTCCTGTCATTTCCATACCAGCTAATACTTTTTCGTAAGACAACATTAGCTTATCTATATCTGCATTAAGGTTTAAGCGGTTTAATATCATATCTTCCATATCTAATGCTTGAAGTATTAATAACATTTCGTTCTTTGTATATCCTTGATTCTTTAAGTCAAGTATTTGATTCACTAATTCCCTTTGCACTTTTTCAACTGCTTTAGAAAATTGTAATGCTGCGTTATCTTTTAGATCAGGCAACTGGAGTCCTCAATGCGTCTAATAATGGAGAGCTAGGTTCTTTAGGTGCTTCTTCATTTGTTCCTAATTTCTCGGCTAATTCTTCATCACTTATATCTGGATTGAAATGACGTATAATATCCTCTTGGTCTATGATACCCATTTCCTGTTTAATCCTGAGAACTTCTAATTGGTCTTTCTCACTTAAGGGGTAATTCACTTCTCCATAGTCCACCGAATAATCTTCAGATAAATTTTTACCAGTATGTACCTCAATAATCTTGCGATCAATTTCATATCTTGAAGCCTCCCATTCTCGCCACATAGGAATATCACTTTGACGTGATTCTAAATTCTCTACATCTTGTATTGCTAATGCGATCCCTGATTGTACTTGCCCAGCATCACCCCATTTAATCTGCAAGGAATGGTTCTGAGCAGTAATAGATAGCATTGCTTTAATTGATTCAATCATTGCTGGAATACTTCC